CAAAGCCAAGACCTGCGCCAATAGCTGTAGCACCCCGAATAGTTTGACCAACAGGGAGTAATGTTGTAGGGGTTGCAATAGCCTTACCTACACCGCCTAATGTGCGAGCAATGCTGTCATCATCTGGTTGGAAGTCTTCACCGTACTCTGCTAACAAGGCACGCTCTCTGGCTCTGGCTTGCATATCTCTGCGAATCTCTGGTGTTGCATCTACATATCCGTCACCATATACTTCATCAGCAGAAATATACCCATCTATGGACAAGTTACCCATTGGGATGTACTGCTCAAGCCATGCGCCTAAGTTTGTAACGTCATTACCTGACTCATCAAACCCGTACATAAACTGACGCATCGCAGAGTCTGAGCCTGTACGAACAATCTCACCTTCTTCATTAAGTACATCGCCGGGTTGTATGTTATTTTCTTGTAAGTAAGGGCTGTTTGCTATGTCTTGTGCCGTGATGGTTTTACCCACAACCCTTTTGTCTTCTTCTGTAGAAAACTTACGTACAATTTCTCCATCAGCAGTATAGACATCTCCGGGCATAATCCCGTTTTCCCACAAGTATCGACTATTTTTAATATCTTGCAGGGATAAGATTTTATCCGTAGGTTGTTCTACTTTTACGGCTTGGTCAGCAGTATCAATACGAAATGGATTTAACTGATCTTCCATTTGATCTGAGGTGACAGACATATCTAACCCTTACTGTTGCTTGATTGGTTTTCCTGCAAACTGATCGCCCGCAGGTTCTGCCTGTTCACTAGCAGGGGTAGCTAATTGCTCTCCGGATAATAAAGCACGCAACACTTGCGCCTCAGTCACGATGTTACCTGCATCAAGTTGTCTGTTGTACTCAATCTCAGCCAACCGGAATAACTCTTCTTTACCGATTGTAGAAGTGACATCCAGACCAAGCCGCTCTGATACTTTATCGGCACTGTCCCCTGTCATATCAAATATCCCAGTATCCACTAATGTGTCTAACACACGGTTATATTGTTTAAACTTAGGACTACCTTTTGCAACTGATGCTCCACCTTTTACTCGTGCGCTTTCAGTCCCACCTGCTGTAGGCGGCCCTTGAGTCCAACCCTCTGAAGGAATAACCATCCAACCTGCGTCAGTTAATTGATACAACTGTCCATTCTTTTTATCGACAGCACCAATAATTTCTTGACCTTCTGCGTTAGTGTACGCACCAATTTCAGTGACATCAATACCAGTTTGCTTAGCGTCTTGCCATCCCTTGATTGCATTAGCAGGCTCTATGATCTCATCCTTAACTAAACGAGAGTAGACTGATGCAGACGGATCGTTCTCAATGTCATCAAAGAAGCTGACAGTGTTGTTCCGCACACGAGTTAATTTTTCTTTTTCTTCTTTCTTATCTGCAATTGCACCCTGCTTAATCTGCCTGTCAAGCCCTGCAATCTCAAACTGAAGTTGACGACTTTTACGAATTAACGGACGATCTTCTTTATCTGCGCTGAGGTCAAACTCTCCACGAGCAATCTGCAACTCTTGGTTACGGATTCGTAAATCATCTAACTCACGGGCACGGGTAGCCTTGTCTGCCTCAACACGCAAGCGCAACACTTCGTTATCTAACTCGCCAGTGTCTTGGCCTAGGTTGCGAAACGCTGTAGAAACAGACTGTAAACGATTAGCCTCACGCATCAGGACATCAGGCTCAGCCATAGACATTGGAGCCATACCACGCTGACGTGCCTCTGCTTCAGCCATTGCACCTAGCTCATCAATACCCTGTACTGCTTCCTGCCGTTGCTCTGCTTCTTGTAACTCTTTAGACTTACCACCAAACAAACGGCTAAGACCAACACCAATAGCCGCACCTGCAGACTGGTAGGGATCGCTCTGAGACTGGGCCAAGAAGTCACGCTCTGCTTCTAACTGACGTTGGCGAATTTGCTCTGGTGTTGCACCAAACAACGAAAGTACATCGCTTTGCCGAGGTCTTAACATTAGTGTACTCCTTTCAATTTAGGGTGCGAATAATTTACCATCAAGTACCCATCTGCATTCTCAACAACAGCATCAGGAATAATTGTGGCAATCTCTTGAGCAATCACACCATAAGTAGGATCGGTATTGTCTGAATCAATCCAGTCCCAGTTATAAAGTTTAATACCATTTGCAAGAGTACCAACTTGTTGAATGTTTTCTTTTAAACGCATGTCGCTTTTAAATAAAGCAGGGTTACTTAGTAAACCTCCTCCAAGTGCGCCAAAGAAACCGGCATTTGATTTTTGTTGTTGTTGTTGCATTTGCGCTTGAGTCTTGTATGGATCAAGTTGTAATTGACCAGAAGCATAAGCCGAAGCCGCACGAGCAGTCTCTGCATCAAGTCCTTGCGCCATAAGTTGTTGCTCAAGGTTGCTAACACCCAGACCTGCTTGAAGCATACCACCTGCAAGTTGACCCAACTGAGCCTGCTCACCAAATGCTTGCTGACGTGCACCTGCGGCTAACTGTGCAAGTGTCTGCTGTTGTGCACGGCCTAGTCCTAACGCATCTGGTTGAACCATTCCTGATCCTGTGCCTAAACCTGCGCCTTCGCCTGCAAGTCGTAAACCTAATCGACCTGAACCAAACAAACGAGACTGTAGGTCAGTTGCTTGACGTTGGAACTCTGGCTGTAACAGTGCCGCTTGCTCTCCGAACACTTCTTGTGCACGTTGCGAGGGATCAAACGCCGCCGCTTGTTGGAACAAGTTACCTGCGCCCGCAAGAGATGTGCCAAGAATATCTTGATACGGTTGAGACAACGCAGTTTGATATTGCCCATCACCAAGATACTGAGATGTACCTGCACCAGTTGTAACCGTATATGGACGGAATACGGCCTGCGCTCCTAATTCTCTAGCACGGGCAACAGCATCTCCGGCAACTCCAGAGCCGCCTCTGCCGAATAACCCACTTACTATGCTACCCATTTGTATATCTCCACATAGGTCTATCTATTCCGTCATCACATGACAATGTTTCTAAGTACTCGTAACCAATTGACCGTACAAATTTCTCTAGCTTAGGATTGTCAGTCAAACAATAAAAAGGTTCTGAATGTATCATTTGCAAGAGTGAGTGCACTTGCATAAATTCTTTCTTAATACTAGGTGTCCACTTGCGTACATCTGCGTGTGTCCATGTTCTGTCAGCGAATCGCTCGAAATATATGGTGTACGCAGGTTGTATTGCTACTGGTGTTTTTATCATTAAAATCCAATGTAGGCAATTGTTGCGTAAGTGGCTGATCCCGGCCCTGATGAACTAACTGTCCAAGTCTCTGAGGAACCCGGCGTCTTCCCTGTTTGCGTATAGAAGAAGACGAAAGTACTGTCGGAATCACGGTTGTCGTATTCCATAGTTTGTCCTGATTCGCTTCGGACGGTAGTCCCCGCTCTTGCAAGTGTATAGCTTACCACGCCAAAATTTCCAAGGTCGGCTTTACGCCCTGCGGCGGCCAACACCAAAGCACTACCTGTAGGTCCATACACAACAGAGATAGAGTCCGATGACGAACTAGCCTGTGCCGCATTACTTGTATTTGGCTCTACATATGTTTCAATTGCATCACGAACAAAATCAGTCGTTGCGATGCGAGTAGATCTGTTGCTTACCGCTTGCGTTGTTGTCGTTGGGCTTCCGCCAAGAGCTACACTATCTGCAATCTTTGCACTTGTGACCGCATCGTTTGCAAGTTGAGTAGTTCCAATAACACCTGCTTGCGCAATTACATTCTGCACAAACGCAGTAGAAGCAAGTTGAGTTGTGTTTGTTGATGTTGCCGCTGTAGGTGCTGTAGGTGTACCAGTCAACGTCGGTGAGTTCGTGTCTGCCTTCGAGTTTACAGCAGTCTGAATGGAGTTGAACTCATCGTCAATCTCTGTACCCTTGATAACCTTAAGGGGATTCCCTGTGAGCAAGGAGTCCTTTGACGCAAAGTCGGTTGATTTAGTATATGCACTCATTAGATAATCCTACCTTGTTTCACATAGATATCCATCTTTTGTATTGACAAAGCACCACCGTTAAGGTCTGCTTCAAATCCTAACTGAAGTACTGAGCCCGCACCACTACCAGAGACACGCACTGTATCTACAAGGTTACCACCTGCGTACTCTGCTTCGTTGTATTCATCTACGTTATATTGAGCAATCGTAGCCTGCTTAACAGTCAGTGGATAGTTGTTGTATACGTCACTGTAGTCAAACCCAGACTTGACAACAAAGTCCTGACCTGTTGCACCAATGACAGTGATCGCAAGTCGCTTAAGGATCTTAGTCTGTGATGCGTTACCCAAATCAAAGTAGTTGGTGAAGTACACCATACGGTAGCTTTCGCCATTGTCTTGGTATCCAAAATAACGAGCAAGTCCATTCTGATGGGTCATATAGACTTCACTGTTAAACGCAATCCAACTGGTAAAGTCCATGTTGTTCCAGATAGTCACACGAGCAGAGCCATCTTCTAACGGCTGTCTCATGTCAAAGCAATAGACTTGACGTGTTGTCGGGAACGCAAGTAGATAGAATGCATTAAACTCAGAGTACGTTGATTTGATGTTTTCGCTTGGCTCTGACTCAAGTAATTGCACAAGATCATCTCGTACATTTTTAGACAAGTCACGCATTGGAGTAGACTTCTCTTGAATGACTCGTCCAAGACTACGTAAACCAGACTCAGACAGGAACAAGATATCACTACCTGTGTTTTGAATACTGTCTCTTGCAACACAACCTACACCTGAAATAACCTCAACAAGCTGAAGTGTTGCCGGATTGAGATAGGTTTGATTCGTGTCACTGTCGCCAAATATAATAATGTTCTGCTTACAGAAGACAATCAAGAAACCGTTGTGTGCACCTAGTCCAGTAATCTCATCGTTACCGTACACAAGAATACCAGAGATATCCAGTGAGCCTGCAGTGCCTGAGTTCCAACGTGGGCCATTAAGTAAATCAGACCAGTACAATGTTGTTTTGTTAGTGGCTGTACTAGCAACCCAAAGGCGGCCATACGCTGACATTGCTACATTGCCTTGTGGGGCTGTCCCTGATGCGCTAGGGTGGTCACCTATGTCTACAATAGTTCCGTTCGGCTCATCGAAATACAGTGGCTCGTAGCCTGCTTGGAATAAATATGCCGCATCGTTGAGTGTCACAGCTTGCCAGTTACCATCACTAATTGTTTGGCTACCTGTGTAGGTAACTGGAGTTAGTGATCCGTTAGCATAGATGTAAAAATTAGTGTCAGACCACACACCAAAGTATTCTTGTGCGTCAATATCTACAAACCGATGCGAACCTTTTAGATTTACATCCGTAATTTCATCAAGAAACTGCCAACCCTTACGTGCGCCTAAGCGTCCGAACTTGTCGATCACGCAGTTGTTAGCCTGTAACGCAAAGCCAGACTCAAGGGTAATTCCAGACTCTTGTGTGTTGAGTCCAAAGAATCCCGGAGCGGCAATGCTAGCAGACTGTAAGGGCTTTGTCATACTGTGTACCAGATTGTTTCTTCAGGGTGCTTAGCGGCATCCAAAGCAATTGCATCACTAACGACACGCTGTGCTGTGTTGTACGCAGAGAGTCCAGATGCACCACCGTCTTCGCCACGCTCTTCTACTGCTTTAGCATATGCAAGTTGTAAGACTGGTTGAGCAGGAATAAGTAAGTTATCAGAATCATTTGCAAGGTCTGCACTACGCAACACAACATTGAAACGTAAGTCGTATGCGCCGTCAGGAATAGGATATAAATCAACAAGAGTATCACCATCTGCAACCGACACTCCGTTAAAGCTGTAGTAACGAGGCTCGCCTTTTTCTGGTGTGTTGTTTAAGAACAGGTTGTTCATCTCATGGGCTGTTTTATATTCCATGAAGAAGTTGCTAGTGTCATTCACAACATCAAGGACAGTTAAGCGGTTACGAGAGCCATTCAGTTCATAGTTAAACGTATCGGCAACAGTGGTAGCAGACAGAGTAGTACGCAACGCAGACCATTGCCATGCGTTCTCGACTTCTTCTTTAGCGTCATTCACTAGAAGCCCAATGAGGGTAGAATAGTTAGTCTCATTTACTGTTGAGACAGTTCGTTCTCTCAAGCGTCTAAGAATGTTATTTACAATATCAAGATATGTCATTTGCGTTTCCTACTCTTGAGTAAATATTATATCACATTTTTACTCAAATGTCAAGTTTTTTCTACCACTTAACTTTGTCAGCCCAATACGCCGCTGACATCTTACCCTTAGAAATGTTCTTACCATGACGTGCTTTAAAACTGGCACGTTTCTTACGCATCGCTTCAGACTCACCTGCTTTAGGTTTACCTGCTGTCTTAGCACCTTGCTCGCCAAAGCGAATAGTCTTTACCTGATCACCTTGTTTAGCCACAACAACGTGTGACTTCTTAGGATGGTTAGGTGTACGCTTTGGTTTGTTGAATCCTGATACACCTGCTCGCTTGAGTCTTGGATCTTTCTCAGCCATTACTTTCTCCGTTTGCCTGAAGCAGTTACCTTGTGCTTGATTGGTTTGCTTGAGGTCTTTCGTTTAATGCTTGACTTCTTCTCAGCCGCTGTCATTTTTTGTGCAACTGCTTTAGGACGACAAGAAGGGTATGGTCTCTTGCTATCTTTAGCACTCTTGCGACCACACGCCTTA